GACACCGGAGACACGCTCAATGGGTTGGCCTTCCCACAGGTCATGAGTGATCTTGACCTTGATGACTTTGCCTTCCATCTTGCGGGCAGAGAACACGTCGCCGGGCTTGTTCATGTCCGTGGCTTCACGGTATGCACGGAGGCGGCGATTCTTGCCGGGGCTGTTGTCGATGGTTCCGTTCTCGGTCAGGTCCAGCATGATCGAATCCTTGAGGGGAAGCGTGGACTGGTCCATCTTGAGTTCGGCCTGGATTTCAGCCGGGACTTCAAGCGTCAGGGGGATGTCCCACGCGATACCACTCTTGGTGGGGTCAGCTTTACCCTGCCAAGCACGGGCCGTGATAGCCCCGACAACTGCGGTGTAGTCACCTACGGGAAGCGGCGGGCGCTTCTCGGTCGGCTCGGTCATGGTGGCGTCGAGGAAGGTATCGGGATTGAAAGAAGAGTGGTCCATTTGAAGCTCCTTGATAGGATGTTGCGGTTTGAACTGCGAAATGTGCTAGGGATTGAGGCTCCCGTGGGCCTTAAAACGGAGTGTCGTCGTCGGCTTCCTTGTCAGGGAACACATTGCACCAACCAGTCCAGCCGGAACCAGCGTGGGGGATTGTGTCGATGATGATGGAAACCCTGTCGTGGTTGTCATGGTCTACGAAAGCTGTGCCGATTCGTGGATAGCGGGCTTTCTGACCTGCCTTCTCCGGTGCAATGTAAGCACAGAGATTGCCCAACTTAACCTTAGCCATGATTAGCCCCCTCTCCGATTCGCCCACTTGTCCATGATCTGAGCGAAGTCAGGTTTGATCTTGGAAGAGATTGGAAGAGACCTGGTCTTGACATCGACGTTACCGGCTGCTGTGTCCCAGTACCAGTTGGTCCCTTCTCGGACAGCGTAGATGACATCGGAGAAAAGCTGGGGGATGTCGTTCGCCATAGCCTTTCCGATTGCCTTCGTCATTAGCTTTATCCCGCCGGTGATTTCGTCTGTCTGGCGGTCGACGTGCGCAGTGATGATGAAGGTGGATGCAATGCCTTGTGTGCATAGGCGGAGGAAGTTCATCAGGTTATTCTGAGCCACGCCGTAGTCGGAAGGGGAAGCCGTTGGCTTGTTGCCGATGACCATCTTCATGGCAGCGTTTCCAAGTTCGGAGAGCGAGTCGATGATAAAGATGCGGGAGGAATCCCAAGAGTCGACGGGGCCGAACTTTTGCCCGGTACGATCGTCGGGGAAGTTGGAACAGGCCGTGAGGATTTTGTGGAAGGCATTGTTTTGGGAGCGTCCACCATCCTGCATCTTCGTAAGGGATTCGTAGGAGAGCTTGCCCACCTTGTCTGCACCGTCCATGAGACTGGCGAGGGTGAGGCTCTTGGTCATGGCTACGTGGTAGTGGAGGTTGGCGGGGACTTCCTTCCCATTGTCGCGCCAGTAACCGAGGAGAGATTCCAGACCGTTCTCGGTGAAGAGGACGAACACCGGCATGGCGGGAGATTGCTTGGCTGCCCAATCAACAAGGGTTCCGAGGGCGTGGGTCTTGCCAACACCGGACGGACCTTCGAGGAGGACCTTCGGTCCCATCAGGGTAGTTGCGGAGGGGGTGGAGGTTTCAGTCATCGTAGTCTTCTTTCCAATTTTCTAGTATTGCGAGGAGTTCGCGGGTTAAAAGGTTGGTGCTGCAGCAATTGAGAGACTGGCCGGTGAGGAAGGTTCCATCCCCATGCTTGACGCAGCGGCGGGTTTCGACTATCCAGGAAGTTTGGGGAATTGGCTTGTAGTCAAAGTGGTGAGAGTAGATCGCCCTTCCCCAGATTTCCCCGCAGATCGGACAGAAGTAAGCTGTGTGCGGCCAGTATGCGGAGACTGAGATTCCAGCCGACGGAGAGTAACCGCAGCAATACACTTCACGCTGACCGACAACTGATTCCCCTTCCATGTATAAGACAGTCGCATTACCAGACGGATTGGACACGGCTTAATTCTCCAGGATGATTTCCCGGCGATTCACTGGGTCCCATATCTTCCGCTGGAACGAGCCGCGCAGCCAGGGTTCCGGGTCTTGACTCAGGCAGACTTGGCGGAACTCGCAGCCGGAATACTCGGTGCAAGCATGGTCGAGGGAGTAGTCGAACAAGCCTGTTTCCCACATGGCCTTGAGGCGGGCTACGTCGCGGAGAAGCTGTTCGTACCAGCGTTCGATCATCCACTTTGGACGGTACGTCAGGGCTTGCATGGTGTCGTACTTTGTCTTGAGGATGGAGACACCACGAACGAGGAATCCTTGAAGGGGGAAGCCGGCCTTCTCCGCACCCCAGCAGTACCCGGTGAATTGGCTCCGAAGGTCCCACTGCTTCGGCCATGATGCGCCGAGGGAGGAGGTGGTCTTGTCGTCTTCCCCGAACCAGCCACCTGCGTAGTCACAGATCATATCCATGCGACCGACATAGAGGAGGGGGTTTCCTGTCTCTGGGTGGGTGGCGTCGATAGGCTCCGCGAAGGAGAATTCGATCCCTTTCTTTCCGCCGGGGAGGGTAACGGGAACAGCCTTGTCTGAACTCATAGGGTAACGCTCGAAGTAGAACTCGAAGGCTCCCATCATGCGATTGAGGGACTTGGCGGAATCTTCAGGACACTCGAAGTCTCCGTAGGCTTTCATCAGTGCGCCGAGGCCGATTGCGACGGATTCTTGCTCCGGGATTCCGTGAAGGTAGAAAGCTTCCCGTGCGGCTTCGAGGCCAGCGGCGTAGGCAGCTCCGGCGTGAAGGTGGACGGACACGACCTTGGGCTTGTAATGTTCGAGGTAGGCCAGCTGCATCTTGCGCGGGCAAGAGCGGAAGGATGCGATGATGGTGGAGTCAATGACTTCGGGGAAGGGCGGGCGGGTGGTCATCATTCAGCCTCGCTATACTGGGTCAACCCGGTTTTGAGGATTGCCGCAATCTTCTGCAGCTCGATTGGTTGTTTGTCTGCTGACCAAACCAAGAGGAACCCTAGGATTCTCCAGAAGATCTGATCCTTTATCTGCCATGCTTTCATTTCGGAGCCTCAATGCAGAGAAGGGTAGAGCGGTATTCGCGGAGACGGTTGACTTCTTGTCGGGCAGCTTTCTCGATCTGCTCGATCTGGGAATCGACGGAAGCGAGTTCGGCTTCGCGGATGCTAGCTTCCGGCGCCCAGGTTACAGTGACTTCGGCGGTCCCCAGCTTGGTCCAGTACTCGGACATATCCAGCGGGCCGAAGTAGAGTATGGACTTGTCGAGGCGCTCTTGGTCGGTGGCGGTGCGAAGGTATTCAGAGCGGTTGCCATCGGTAAGATAGACAGGAACGATGATAGTCATGATCAGAGTCCTTCGAGTTCCGCGAGCAGGTCATCTGCCGACGGGATAGCCTTCACTGCCTTCGCACGGCGGGATGTGTCGCTAGCGACAGCCGCACTTTTCCGATCACCGCGAAGAGCTTCAATTGCCTCCGTGAGATCTGCGACGGTCAGGGTTCCGTCCAGAGCGGCTTGCCTCCAGGCAGCGATTTTCATACTGAGTTCAGTGGATGCCATGATTATTCCTCGTAGGAGTGATTGTTGCTGATGGTGTCGAGAAGGGAGTCGAAAGCGGGTTCGGGGAGATCTTCTAGAACGTCCAGGCCAAGGAAGTTTACTAGCAGAATTTCCACCTCCGCCGGCTCATCAGGATAGCCCGGATCACCATTCTGCATGTACATTCTGCCGGGCCTGCCGGGACTGTAGGAGTAGCTTACCTCCACATCCCGCTCTCCGAGAACCCCGAAGTCCAGTGTAACGGTTTGCGAAAAAGTTTTCACGGTCATTCTCCTCTGAGCTGGTTGAGAACTAAACGAAGTGTGTCGGATGTCGCGGTGATGAAGTGTTGACCGGGCGATGTGTCGGGAAGGTAGGGAGAAACATCCACGGTGCGCTTGTTGAAGAAATCCCTGATCGCATTGCAGATGAAGTCTTGGTATGCTCCCTGGGGAACGCGGTTCTCAAGCTCGGACCACAGGAGGAGGTCGAGGCGGGCGGCAAGATCTGCGGGAATCGTCGTATGCAGATGCTTGTTCGGAGTGACAGCAGGTTTACGCGGCATGGAGAACTCCAGTCAGGATAGCGTCCCGAACGAGCTGAGCGCGGGTAGCGAGGCGTTTCGTTTCTTCGCAGTCGAAGTCCGTGATAGCGAGATTGAATCGCCCGCCCGCAGCGATGTAGCGAAGAGCATCGGCTTTCTCCCAGGGCTTTGTCGCGTAGAGAAAACGAATCTCGGTCTTCCCTTTCGGAAGATCAAGCTCGTACCCCTCCGTGTTGTAGTGAAAACGGGCTGGCGCGGGGGATGCAGTTAGTGGATTCATTTGAGCCTCCTTGGTAAAGTTCGGTCGGAATTAAGTAAATACGAACGTGTTATTGCAATGTAACGTGTTCATTGTATCGTGTTATTTATTTAATGTCAAAACAGTTGTGAAACTATTTCACGCAAACAGTCCCCACAAAGCAAGCCCGATCATGCCGAGAGCGCAGGCCCAGGAGACGGTTTCAAACGCGAGTTCGCCGAAGGTTTTCTTGCTGCTTGGAAGGTGCGTCACCATAAACCACTGACCGAGGCCTGCTTCCTCCATCGCCGCCTGCTTCCGTTCCATGTACGCATCCGCTTCGAGCGTATCCTTCATTGAGACAGGCCAACCGGCACGGAGCTGACTGGCGATAAGTTCAAGACGAGGATCATTTTTGAAAGGGGTCATCGCATTACTTCCTTTACACAGTTAGAACAAAGGCGACGCTTCTCTCCACGCCAGATGAGGAACTTGCTGCCGGCAGTGCTGTCGTACGTTGTGTTGCAACGACAACAGCGCCAGGTGGATTTGAAGGTCATAGAGTCCTCGCTTGATAGAGTGGCATTGTCGCAATAGGTATTTGCCCTTCACGTTCAAGGTTCATGCTCAATATCGTTCTTCCTTTGTCGTCCAAGAACTTGTAGATGTACCGAACAGGCTCCGCCTCGCAGAGGATCAGGCCGGATAGGTCTTGGGTGGCTTCGAGCGCTTTATGGATTGCTTTAACTGCTCCATGTGAAGAAAATTCTAGGGCGCTGTTTGCAGATTCAAGCGCCTCCCGCAGCATCACGATCTTCTTCTGCTCTTCTGCGTGCTCGGTTTCGATGGCTTTTTGCAGTGTTGCAGCAACGCCACGCTTGATGCCATCAGCGATAACGACAGCATCGAACGGTTGTCCTTCGGTCAGTCGTTGAACTGCGCTAACAGCCTCGTTTCTTTGTTCCTTGATCGTGGTGAGTTCTTCCCGCAGCTTCTCGTTTTCCTTGACGGCTTGACTCGTAATCATTTCCCTTACAGCGGCCATCGTTGGCGACTGTTTGAGCGCGGTTAGTTCTTCCCGCAGCCGCTCAATTTCGTCGGCTGCATCTGCACACAGTCCAATGTCGTCAGTGAATTCTGCATCGGCTCGTAGCCGTTGAATCAGGTCGTCAGTCATTTCACGTACCACTCCCACACAGTCACGCCGATAACGACCACGACACCGAAACTCAAGGCCCACGCCACAGCCCGGTCGAACTTGTCCGACTTGATGTAGCCGGGCTCACCAACGAACTTGGCGGGACTGTTGCTTCTCGGAAAGCTCGGGGTGACGCGCTGACGCGCCGGCTTGATTTGTTCAGTGTTCATTTGTTTCTCCTGTCATTGGTTTCGGTAAAACGGGTATCCAGTGCGTTGGCTGGTTTGCTCGAAGGTCGTTGATGCCGAAGGCATACTTGCCCCAATGCGCCCAGTAGGGGCGGGGCTTTTTTGCATACTTGTCTTCGTTCCACCGGCACGGGCTAACAACCCCATGCGCAGGGATGAAGACGGTGATTTCCGTGCCGTCCTTGGGCGCGGTGTCGATGGACTGCCATGGGCTTTTCACTCCTCATCCTCCTGGCGCTGGCGCAGTGTTTCCGCTTGGTAGCTCTCACGGTCGATACGCTTCTGCCGTTCGATGTCGGCAAGATCGCACTCGTCGCCCTCTTCGTCAAAATTCTCGTCGGGCGGTTCGAGGAACTTGTCGTGGGCGCGGTTGAACTTCTGTTGGTCAAAGGCCATTTCTTCCTCAATTAAAAATGGTGGGGAGGCCGGTGCTGATCTCCGGCATAGTGGTTTTATTAGGAAACGTTTGCCCCGTCTAGAACGGCTCACTTAGTTGTTTCCTCATCACGTAGCGCATCAGCCTGCGCATTCTCCCCATTGATCTCAGTTCGAGTTGAACGCCGGATTCGCGGTCTTCCCTTCTTCCTTCGGAAGCGCATCACAAGCCTTAAAAAACTTCCGGTCGTCCGGACTCATGCGCTGGCAACGCAGCATCGTCATCCCGTGCTTGATGTCAGCTGCAGCAGTCTGGTCGCCCGTCGCAACAGCCACGGCGTGCTGACGTTCCCATCCGCAGAGATCGTCGTAGCTGTAACCACCACCGCTGACTCCGACTCCGCCGATAGAAAGCCCGCCTGACATTCCGGTCGTGCAGGGAGTGACTGAAGGCATACTCGGTGGCGAAACGTCCGGAGCGAGCTTGCCCATGTCGGAGCCGGAGAAGCTTACTTGCTGGCCAGAGTTGTTGGCGCTTGCATCGCCGCCCTGTCCGCCGAAGCCTTGGCCACCCTGACCACCAGCCCCGCCCTTGCCGCCAGCCCCACCTGCCCCACCCTTCGCACTCGCCGAAGCCTTTCCGCCGCTTGCGACAGCTGCTGCCCCTGCAATTGCGATAGAGGAACTGGCGGCAGCCGCAACCGTATTCCCCTTTTCCTGTTCCTTTGGCGGCTTGTGCCCGGTCGCGCTCACCTGCCCGGCGAAGAGTGCGGATATTGCGACTGCGATAAGAATCTTTTTCATGATTTTGGTCCTGTAGAGTTAGTGGAGATGAGATTTTACACTAGGTTGAAAGAC